GGCTTGTCGTAATATTCAGGGGGGAAATCCACCGCCTTGGGAGCTGTTGGATATTCACGCCGATTAAGTTCATTAGTGATCTTTTGGCTAACCGCTAAATTTTTTAAAATTTCTTGTACAGGGCGCGGGACCATGTGAGTTACAGGTTTATAAACATCAGGAGCAATTTCAATCTTGCCCCCGCGTTTACTGGTAATCTCGTCTACTTGATTATTTTCCCCATATGTTATGTCGGGGGTATGCCTGTCACCATGGGCTGTAATTGAACTGGGATCATTAAGATAAGATTCCCAAAAATCATTGGTATTCATTGCTTTCGTCACCCTGTCCCACGTCTCCTGTTTAGGTACGTCAGGGCTATGTAAGCCGAAATCTTCAGCAAATTGTTTAGCCACCTCCTCCTCGCGCATTATATTGGTGATCTCAGACCACTGTCTTTCTTCACTCCATCCTGTAGGATCTATTCCTCTTTCAACAAATTTATTATAAGCTAACTCGCTAGTAAAAGCAGCTGAGTCTTGCTTCATTTCTTCATGCCAATCATCACTTGAGACCTGAACAATATCATCAGGATAATCAATGACATAAGAATACTCGCCACTACTAGATTGGCCTATGTAGTAATTTTTACCATCTCCTCTATTGGTAACTTGATGAACCTTCCAGCTGCGATCATAAGATTGATCACCAGTTGCTACGCTTTCATTCCAAAGAATTTTACCATCCTTATCAACTACTGGATTATAAGCGGCCTCAGAAGCCCTTCCTGTCGTTTGTCCTGTAAGAAAATTGTATGTTGCGTTTCCTGCAACTCTAGCGGCGTGTTCAGGAGAAGAAAAATGCTTAGTTGCATTAAGCCCATCATAAAGACTATGCCTCCCAGTCTTATAACCTGACCAAGGTTCAGCGCCAAGTTCTTGCGCTCGTTTTATGTCCTGAGTAACAGCAAAAATCTCTGCATCATCAACTAGAGTTACCCCTTCAGCTCTATTGGCATAATCTAAGCCTCTTTTAGTTCCATCACTAAATTGAATTCGACCCCAGTCCACCCCTGATGCTCTTGGGTACTCTCCGCTAGTTGGACGGGAATTTTCATCAAGAAAAGCTTCGTCCATCTTAATCCATTGCCCATCATTGCGCTTAAAGAAAAAATAATCTCCGTAAAAAAATTTATTTTTATTAGTCGGGTCAGCCAAATAGCCGGGAAGCATACCGCGCTCCCAATTGTACTTTAAGCTCGCTAGACGTGTTGCCTGAGCCTTTTCCTTCTTAGATCTTCCACCAACAAGATCAGAAATAAGATCATTACCCCAATCAGCTATTTCGCTTGCTATTTTGTCTATAAAAGGAATTTGAACCTCAACTCCCAAAGCCAATCCCATTCCTTCAGCACCAAGTGTCGAAGTAAAAAGATCCCAAGACTTCCAATCTCCAGAACCTAAAACTTGAGAGATTGCTTCAACACTACCACCCCATGAACCTTCTCCAGTAAAAGCAGACTGACCTACTGCTTTACTAGAGGCCCCTGTATTCTGTAGCCTCCTAAGCTCTTCCTCATATGCAAGAGAAGAAGACATGTTATCTTAATAAACTTGGCTCAGTGTCCATGGACAGTAAGCCTTGATTAGCTTTGCTTGGGCCTTTAGCTCTTCTCTTTTTCTTAGAAACACTACGGCCAACTGGCTCTATACTGCCACCACCTGTTTGCTGTAAAGGTCTAGGGGCGGGTTTATTCATCTCTT